TAGCGAAGGCGGAGAACTTACCCTTGAATACATCGAACGCTTTTGTTTCGGAGTTTTAAGATTCCCTCCTTCGCAATACAATGAAATGAGTTTTAGAGAGGTTGTTATGGCTATGCAAGGTTATAACAATTTCTTTGAACAACAGGAGCAAACAGAATGGGAACGAATTAGATGGCAAACAACTTTATTACTAAATATCCATACGGCAAAAGGTAAGAGTTTAAAGCCAAAAGATTTAATCGAATTTCCGTGGGAGAATCCTACTAAAAAAGAAACTAAAAGAAGTTTGACAAATAACGACAAGTCAATATTTGACAAATGGGATAAAGAAGCATAATGGCAATAGGTAAACTACTTTTAAAGCTGGGGATTGATACTACTAATCTTGATAAAGAGTTAGGTAAGGTAGAAAAATCTATGACTAGATTTGGACAAAATATGTCAAATCTTGGTTCAACTTTAACCCAGTCATTAACCTTACCTATTATTGGTGTCGGTGCGGCTGCTTTAAAATCTTTTGCGGATATGGAAAAACTGCAAAATGGTTTAATTGCCATTATGGGAAGTAGTGAAGGAGCTGCTATTGAATTAGAAAAACTACGAAAAGTTGCTGAAAATCCTGGTCTTGCTTTACCCGAAGTTGTTAAGGCTTCGGCTTCATTGCAAAGTGTAGGTTTAAGTGCCGACGCTGCAAGGGAAACTATAACACAATTTGGTAATGCTGTAGCAAGGGCAGGAGGCGGAGCGGAGCAATTTGATGGAGTAGTATTGGCTTTATCTCAAATTAGCGCAGTTGGTAAAGTTACGCAAGAAGATTTAAATCAAATAAAAGAAAGGCTGCCTGAATTTGCCCGTGTAATGAAAGAGGAATTTGGCGTAGTTACTGCCGAAGGAATAAGGGAGCTTGGAATTAGTAGTGAAGAATTTATACAAAGGTCTGTAGGTGCTTTAAGTAATTTAGAAAGAGCAAACGGAGGCTTAGGTAATGCTTTTGATAACCTTAAAGATAACGTTACAAATAGTCTTGCGGAACTTGGAAAAGCCATTAACAATAGTTTGAATTTAGAGGCAGTATTTACGGCTTTATCGGAAAAGATAAACTATTTAGTAGAAGGTTTTAAAGGTCTTAATCCTGCCACTCAGGAATTTATCGTAAAAACTGCTTTAATTGTGGCAGCTATCGGGCCTGCAATATTTATAGTGGGTAAATTAATTACCACTTTTGGGGCAATGGTTGGAACAGTTAGGCTTATTAAAAGTACAGTGGTTGATTTAGCTAAAGCAATGAATAAGGCATTTTTATCTATTCTTGCTAATCCTGCAATACTTGGTATTACTTTAGCTATTGTTGCCATTGGAGCGGTTGCCTTATATGTTTATGATAACTGGGAGGCATTTGCAAGTAGGTTTCAAAATATATGGATTAACATAAAAAACAGTACGATGAAAGGCGTAGCTGATTTTATGAAAAACATAGATAAGCTACAGAAATTTTTAGGCATTGAATTGTTTGATGTTAGTGGTTTAACAAACTATACAGAACAACAAAAAGTAGTACAAAAAGAATTTAAAAGCATAGGTGAAACAGTTGATAGTTTATCAGGTAAATTAAAAAGTTTATTTGTAGCTACTCCAAAAAGTGGAGGCAAAACAGGAGGCATTGTTTCAGAAGATATAATAGAGCCAACAACGACAACTACAGGAGGAGGCGGTGGCGGTGTAGCTACACAACCTAAAAATGAAACATTATCACCTACTAATTTACTTCCTACAATCGGTAAATTACCCGAGCAGTTAAAAAGTGTTACAGCTGAAACACAAAGAGCAAAAGAAGAGACAAATGCTTTTGCAATGGCTCAAAATGCAGCCGCTAAAGCGGTTCAATACACAGATGAAAAAATTGCTGGATTAATAAAAATGAATAAAGAGTTAAGCGAAGGTTTAACTAATTTAGTTAATGGAGTTTTAACAGACGTTGCCACTGGTTTTGGCGAACAACTAGGTAATGCTTTTTCAGGTGCTAAATTTCAAGTAAAGGCGTTATTAATACCATTAGCTGATGCGATTATTCAGTTTGGTAAAATGGCTATTCAGGCAGGTATAACTGCATTAGCAATTAAAAAGGCCTTAACCTTAGCGCAAGCGCCTCTTGCTATTGCGGCTGGTATTGCCTTAGTTGCTATTGGTACTGCTATAAAAAATGGTATTGCAGCTCCAAAACTTGCGGAAGGTGGATTGGCATTCGGGCCCACAATGGCAACCGTTGGTGATAACCGAAACGCGCGAGTTGACCCGGAAGTAATTGCACCTTTATCAAAGTTAAAAAGCATGATGGGTGACATGGGAATGGGCGGTGGAGTATTGGAAACAAGAATTAGCGGAAATGATTTGATTATTTTATTAAATCGTTCACAAAAGACTTTAAATAGGGTTCAATAATGGCTGTAAGGTATCAAACAACGGTATATAATGAAAAGGGTAGAAAAATTACTATATCAATAAAAGATACAGTTTTTTCAGGCTCCGTTGGCACTTTTGATACGATTAACGTTCAACTTCAATATGATAGCGAATCAAGTCAGGGAATGGAGCGTTTTGCTCCAATAATCGGATCTCGTTTAAGATTAAATTTGATTATAAGTACAGAGCAATTACAAACACTACTTAATGACATAGGTTTTGCAGTTGAGGGTAGGTTTAGCATGGAACTTACAAGTTATGAGGATGATAACACAACTGTTTTATTTAAATGGTATGGGTATATAGTTACAGATTTAGTAGAATTTGAAGACGTTACAACTGATATAGGATTTATTGCACAAATAGAAGCTGTTGACGGCTTAGCATATTTAAAAACACTACTTTATAAAAGTGAAGTTGGTCCTTATTTAGGTCAAGATACCGTCGTTCAACATATTTGTAATTGTCTTAATCAACTTGATTTTGTACAGGAAAACTTAGTAGCTAATAATTTACCTATACTTCATACTGTTTTTAATTGGCATGAAAATAGTATTAATTATTCGGCTGATAATGATTTTTCTTTAAGAACAGTCATTAATCATAGGGCTTTTTATCATAGAGATACGAAAAATAATTACACCTATCAAAGTTGCTATGATGTTTTAAAAAAGATATGCCAGACTTTTGGCGCAAGATTATTATTTAGTGGTAATCAATATTGGTTTATTCAGGTTAATGAATATCTTAATCCTAGTAATCATAGGTATTTTAAATATAATGGTTTTGGTATTCAAAGTTCTGGAACTTTTAATTTAGATTTTAGAATTTTGAATCTTCAAACTGATTTGGAGAATAGTCAGTTGATGCGTTTAAGTGGCGGTAGGTGGTCGTATTATCCTCCTTTAAAAAATGTAGTTATACGTTATAATTATTTTGGTAAACAAAATTTACTTGCAGGAAAAGAATATAGCTACGCAACCAACGCCACGCCCGAACAAGTTATTACACCAACGTTAGATAGTACAAATGTAGAAGCAAGGTTAAGTTATACAGGTATATTAAACTTTTATTCAAGTGCGTTAACGCCTGCTAATTTTGAGCCTTATCAATTTGTATTTGCTATAAAATTAGCTTCAATTGTAAATTCTTTTCCCTTACAAGGATTTGCCTCCGCTAATTGGACATTAGGCAGTGGATGGCTTATTGATAATGCAATACTAGAAGGTACATTAGTTGCAACGGAAGCATATTACACTTCATTTAGTGTTACGGCAAATAGAAAATATTATGTAAATATTAAGGTAAAAGTAGAAAACACAGGTGAATTACGATTGCGTTTAGGCGGAGTAACAAAAACAATAACTGAAACGGGAGATTATGAATATATTATTGAATCAACAAACACAGATACATTAAAATTAGATTCAATTTCTACGCCAAAATTTACAGGTAAAATAACTTCATTACAAGTTAAGCAAGAAAATAAATACTTAAAAAGGAATGTAGTTTACACGTCTGGATTTAACTTTCAGTTAGATGCTGCAAGCTGGGAAACAACGGCTGCAGAATATGAGTTTAATGTTGAAACAGTTTTTTCCGATAATGCTTTTGTTGTAAACAAAACTATTTCATTTGACACTTTAGATATTCCGGACACTGCGGAGTATGTATGGTCAATGCGTTTAAAAGAAATGCGAAATGAAGCAGGTACAAATATTATAAGTAATTACGCTTTATCATATACGATAATGAATAATTATTTAGAATTTTTACCCGATGGAACAATAGGAGGACAGGCAGATATTCAAGAATATGGATCGGATAACGATGAAAAATCATCTGTAATATTTGATTTAGATACCTATTTAGGTGATGGAATTTCAGCCACAACAAATGGAGCTTTGAAGGTTAAAGAGGACGCTGGTACATTTAAATTAAGTAATACTTGGGACGTTGCAAATGGTCAGGG